ATGGACACTACAATTGCGTTAAAAGAAACATTAAAAACTGCAGAGATTGCAAAGATTACCGGTTGCTCCGTGAATGAAGTACGATACCGCATGAGACATAACATCTGGACATTTGGAGTCGTGCGGAAGACCGGGGCAGTAAAGAAACACTATGAAGCTACTATTTCCGAAGTGGCTGAGTTCTTCAGACTGAGCCGGGAGGAAGTGATCAGGAGGTTAAACGATGGGAAATAAGAGATTAACCATACAAAGAGTTGATCAATTCATCAGGCTCCTGGGAGCAACTGAAAAAGTGAACGGGTATGCAGAACAGCAGAAGCAGCATGCGATTGCCTGTTCAAATAATTATTGCAGGGAGTTGGAGTATCAAAATAGAAAATCAGTAAAAATCAAAGGAGAAACAGATGGACCAAAGGATCTTGAACATGACAGCAGGGCAAGTTCTGGAATACGGAGCACTTGTCAGCAGGAGGGATGAACTGAGGCAGCTTCAGGAAAATGAAGAAGTAACTGCAGAATTAAATCTGATAGAGGAGAGGATCAAAGAACTTGGATTTGAATGAAGAGAAGGAGAGGAAACAGATATGGATCATTCGTTGGCAGTCCGGCAGAATACGGAGCGAATATGGAACATACGAAGAGGCGAAACAGGTAGCAGAAGAAATCGGAGGAGAGTACATCATTGTATGAGCTTCAGGGAGAGAAGAAAGATTCGGTACACTTTGGAACTGTTGCGGATTCTGGAAGCGGCTGCAGCAGTATGCACAGTGATGATGATAGAAGCGGGAACATTGTGGATAGGAATGATACTCGTTATTTTGGTGATTGAGTTCTGTTGCCGATACATAGAAAAAAGTATAAAAAAGTAGTGCACCTGCCGCAAACAGATGCACCGGATATTTTGCCAATACAAACAAAATAAAAACTCATTTATATTGTACACCTGTATTGGCAAAATGTCAAAGAAAATGAGAGCAAAAAGCTCCCGTTTTTCACTTGATAAGAATATTAAACTTAGGAGCAAAACAGGATGTATAAACGAAAGAGTTATGACCTGGGAGACATCAGAGAAGTGATGGAGTATCACAATGGGAGATATGGTGCTCCGGGAATGCCGAGAATGAAAAAGAAGAAAGCCACACCAGAGCAGATCAGGAAAGTGAATCAGTGGAATAAAGAACGGCAGTGCTGGAGAAAGATGAAGCTGAACTTTCAGGATAATGACTACTGGGTGACATTGACTTATAAGCCGGAGAACAGGCCAGAAGATATGGAGAAAGCAGCAAAAGACATCAGGAAGTGGCTCAATAAAGTACGGACACAATACAAGAAACGGGGAGCAGAACTGAAATGGATGCTGCATACCGAGATTGGAAGCCGGGGTGGTGTTCATCATCATCTGGTCATCAACCGGATTCCGGATGCAGATTTGATTATGCGAAAGGTATGGGACAAGGGTGGAGTCCACATGGATTTAATGTATGACGAGGGTGGGTTTCGAAAACTGGCCGAGTATTTAAGTAAAACGCCGGATGAAGAAAACAAACTGAGAGAGAGCCGGTACTCCTGCAGCAGAAATCTGAAGATTCCGGTTGCGGAAGTAAAGACATATAAAAGAAAAACATGGAGTGACGAGCCGAAACCGCCAAAAGGCTATTATCTTGACAAAGAAACATACCATGAAGGAATCAATCCGGTAACAGGATACAAATACCGAAGATACATCCTGATCCGTTTGAACAGGAGAATTTGATATGAAAGCATTGAATATTTACATACGGACAAGTCTGACGGGGCCATGTATCAAAGATGGGTGCTGGGCGGCTGCAATCGAATATCAGACAAGGAAAGGTCCGGCAGTCAAAGGAATATGTGGGGCGGAGAAAGAGACAACGTATTATCGCCTGGTACTGCTTGGAATCGTAGAATCCTTAAAAACACTAAATACGGCATGCCATGTGACCTTATATACAGACTGTATTTTTATCAAGAATATGATTGAAAACGGAAAACCGGAGCAGTGGAAACGGTCAGAGTGGAGAAAGCCATCTGGAAAGGGTATCAAGAATCCAGAATTATGGCAGCAGTATCAGGAACTGGCAGAACGGCATGAAATAACCGTCAGATTTAGTAAACATCACGATTACGTGGAAAATTTAGAGGGATTACTGGAGGAAAAACAGAATGTTTGATGTATTTGGAAATTTTGATTCTGTGGAGGAATTGAATGCGTGTGCAAAAGGATTATTAGAGGAACAGGATCTGGAGCATTTAAAAGTACTGGCAGAGGAAAATGGGATTCCGGATGGAATCCGGGAAGTGTATGAGCAGCATTTATCAGAAGAGCTGGTAGATTTAGTAAATGCGGCCATTGGAAAGCTGCAGGTCGAGCTAAAAGAGGAAACAGACGGGATGCCGGCAGGAGAGATCGTCTCGTATCTGTCTATGAGATGTTTTGAAAAAGAAGCTCTGGCCAGAGCTATAAGAAGAAAGAACCGGACACTCAAAGAGTGCCTGCAGAATATCCGAAAAGAAGCGGAAAAAAGAATCAAAGAAAGAAGCGGGACGCAAGTGGTGCAAATGCCGGATCTGGAAGTATTTTCCATGGCAGAAGAATACTATCTGGAGGTGGAGAAATGAGACGAGGAGAGTTATTAAAGCTTCCAGAGTTAAAAGTAACGGAAACTATGCGAAAGACAGTCAGGGAAGATCAAGGACATCAGGTACTAAGATGTGGAAGACCACCTGTCTGGAGTGCAACATATTATTGGTTCTATCGTGCCAAGAAGACAGAAACGGTTTTAGAGATCGATGTATTTACAAGGGATATGATCTTGGCTGGCACAGCACATCCGGAATACCGGCTATTCCTTTTGGAAGAAAACAAGTACTACACCTATGACAATTTGTGTGAGAAGTGGAGAACTGCAAAAATAGATAACTTAAGCTACATGGAAGGATGTGAAGAGATACAACAAGGGTACTGGTACAGTAGCAGAAAAGTGTGGATACGAGAAGAGGACCGAAAACGGATCTCAGAATTTTGTCACAACGGAAAGGAAGAACCACGTGCAGCAATCGCAAGATGGCAAAATTACAGTAAGGGCAGAAAAGAAATTGACGAAATTGATTCTGAGATGGCACTGGTGCCGGAACTGCCAAAAGATTTTGAAGATTTTGTAGATCGGGAAGTCCTTCCACAGTATTTGTTTTATGATGCCGGAAGAAAGGTAACAAAAGGGTATTGCACACATTGTGGAAGAGAAGTAAAAATCAGGAATCCACACTATGGAGACGAGGGCGAATGTCCATCCTGCAGACATCCCATTACCTACCGAAGTCGAAAGAAAGGCGGAAATGTTCACGCAAGAGGATATGCAGGACTCCTGCAGAAAACAAAAGAGGGGTATGTATACCGATATTTTGAGTGTTATCGGAAATTCAGGAATGGACAAAAGGGAGATGGCGGGTACTGGGAGCTGATACGGATCACGTATGACCGGAATTTAAAAAAGATTCATGAATTTGAATATGAACAGTATAAGCAGACAGACTGGGTTCGGTGGTGTTGCAGAGACGGATGGAGATATTATGCAAAAGTGGTAGAGCATGAAGCAATCCTCTATAACCGGAATCTCAAGCAGATCTTAAAAGGAACACCGTTTCAGTATTCTGCAATGGAACGTTTTGTGAAACATGGGAAATATCGGGAAAAAATGTATTTGGATCAATATCTGGAGGGATACCGGTATATGCCTGGAATCGAACAGCTGGTAAAGTGTGGGTTTTACAGAATTGTCAAAGAAAAAATGCAGGGGTACAACACAGGAAACTTAAAGAAGAAAGAGAGGTCTTGTAAAAAGATACTGGGGCTAAACGGGGAATACTACCAGCTGTTGGCTGGAAAGAATCCAAGCACAAGGGAATACAACACCACTTATAAAATGCAGGAAAAGGGATTGCATCCAACATGGCAGCAGGTTCAGTTTTTTGCAAGGTTTCCGAGGAATTTCACCAGGTATATCCGGTATACCACCATTCACAAGATGGAACGGTACATCAAAGAAGTGTTAGGAGAAGATGAGAGACAAGCCGTGGATTATCACGATTATCTGAAGATGGCAGAGGAACTGGGGTACAACATGCGAGAGCCGTGGATCTTATTCCCGAAGAATTTGAAGCAGCGTCATGAAGAGTTGATTGAAGAGAGCAGAGAACGAGAAATAAAAGCCAAAGAAGATTTGGACAATAAAAAGACAAAAAGTACGAGCAATACAGAAAACGGGACAGCTATCTGGAAATGGAAACAGAACAATTTTTATTGAGGCTTCCGAAACGGATCCATGAAATCCGGCAGGAGGGAAATGCCATGCATCATTGCGTTGCCACGTATATTGACCGGGTGGCCAAAGGGGAGACAACGATTCTGTTCCTGCGAAAGAAGCAGAATCCGGAAACACCGTTTTACACGATGGAGGTAAACAATGGAGCCATGATACAGTGCAGGGCAAAATATAACGGACCTATGACAGAGGAAGTGAAAGAATTTGTCGAGCTGTTCCAAAAAAAGAAGCTCAGGAGCACAGAAAGGAAAGCAGGATAGATGGAGGAATTACAGACAATCAGTACACTGCAGGGAGTAGAAATTGCATTACGAAAAGAACTGGAACATATAGCAGAGGGATACATTAAAGTCGGGTATCTCTTAAAAAAGACCAGAGATGCAGAGTTTTATAAAGAGAAGGGGTATGCAGATGTTTTTGAGTTTGCAAAGGAAACCTTCAATATCAGCAGGACGTGGGCAATTCGGTTCATGCAGATCAATGATACATACAGTATTGATGGGAACAGCCCGGAAATTCAGGAGAAATACCGGGGATATGGCAGCAGTAAGCTGTCTGAAATGTTGGCATTGCCGGAAGAAGTGCGGGAAGTGGTACCAAGAGATGCCACGGTACGGGAAATCCGGGAAGTAAAAGAAGTTATCCGGGAAACAGAAGATCGTTATTCGCCGCAGATGAGCCTGTGCGACATCGCACCAGAAGAACACCATGGAAGCTGGACGGAAACGTTAGTGTATGAATTTTTCAAAGGAGAGGGAAAAGGCTGCTTTGAAAAAATGGCTAAATGGATATGGGCTGACGAGTCAAAAGAAGCAAGTACGATCAACCGGAAGATCATGGGAATTGTGGCTCCAACAAAATTCCGGATGTTTCGGATGCAATTTGCAAATGCACTATTCAGTGAATTTCAGATTCGGATCATGCCATACAACGGCAGGGGAGAACCAGAAGAGATGAGCTATCTGGAGTTGGCCAAAACATTTGAACAGACCTTTTATCCGGAAGGCAGGAAGACTTCTGATTCAGAAGCCTATGAAAGAGTTTATCAGGTGCCGCTGAGAGAAAAGAAAGAGAGGGAAGTCTTAAAGACAGAACCATTAAAGAAAAAGGCAGAACCTGCAAAAGCACAGGAAACTTTGGAAGAGCCAAAAGAAACAGAAGAACAGATTCCAGGACAGATGGAAGTGGAAGATTATCAGGAACTGATGCCGGATGCTCCGGTTATAAATCTTCCGGAAGAAGAAAAACAGGTACATGAGATCACAGAAGAGGTGGTCCAGGAAGGGGAAGTCATAGAAGACATCTTAAAATCCGGGGATTCGGAGAAAATCATCCAGCTTCTGAAGAAAGAATTTGCCTGGCCAAAAGGCGGATGGGACAACTGGAAAAAGAAAGTGATTACTTTATGAGTATTGATTATAGTGATATGGCGTTTCCTAAGCCGAAAAAGAAGAAAAAGAGAATCAGCCATCCGAAAAGCATTTTGAACACAGAAAAGGGAGTGTGCTATCTCTGTGCCAATCTGTATGGAGACTATCGGCAGCAGTATACCGAGGAACACCATGTATTGTTTGGATCCGGGATGAGAATTCTATCGGAAGCCGGGGGATTGAAAGTGTATTTGTGTGAACCGCACCATAAAAGCGGGAAAGAAGCTGTACATAATTGCAGAAAGACAAGAGAACTGCTTTGCGAGATCGCACAGAGGGAATATGAAAAGTCACACACACGGAAAGACTGGATGAAGATCAGCAAGAAAAATTATCTGGATCAGCAAGAGTTGATGAAAGAACCGCAAAATGAAAAGCAGAAAGAAGGACATCCAGGATTCCAATTTTTATAGCATCTCCGGCCAAGTGCCGTGAAGATACAACAGCAGGTACGTCACAAAACCTGTCGTAAGCCATTACATTATCTCCCAGATAACTCTGGGAGAGGAAAGGAGCATCATGTTTATTAAGACGAGCATATTTAAGAGAATATTGAAGGATGCATGGAAAGGTGCAGGACTCACTGTAGGAAAGAAAGAGGAAATGTACTTCATACAGGGAGCCTATTGGATATTATTTGTATATGAGAAGGACTTTACAAGCAAGAATAAGGCAGCAGTCATTGAACTTGTGGGGGATCTTCCGGAAGAGGGCGAAGTATACAGAGCCTATGAAAAAGGAGAAAAGCAGTATGAACTAAAAGTAAGGGATGAGTGGGAATACAAGAAATGGTTATCAGCCAGAGACCGGTATGAGGATACAGAAATCAAATACAGGGGAATGGCAGTGTTACAGAATGTAGAGACAAAAGAGATGAGTTACATACCAGATCAAATTCTGGAATTGGTAAGCCTATCCGAAACAGGTGAGTATGAAGACTTTCCGACAGGACCTATGGGAATGGGATATTTCGTCCTGTGGGTAAATGAGACTGGAATGTTATTGACTGTAAAAACACCGGCAGATGAAGAGAGCAATGGCGGGAAGATTTTAAAAGCATTAGCCAGGCTGGAAATGGAGTAGAAGATGGAAGAGAACAACGTAAAGATCACAGGAAAAATCGTAGAGGAACCAACATATTTGCTGACTGCAAGGGGCGGCAGGAAAATTTATACATCGATTATAGAAATTATGCGGACTAGCGGAGTGCTGGATGTGATACCGATCCAGGTACCGGAAGAACTGGCAGGAGAGATCTGGGATCATGTAGGAGGCAGAATCACGCTCTTTGGAGAATACCGATCATACAATGAAAAGGATGGAGAAAGAAATCATTTGAAATTGTATGTATTTGTAAAAGGAATCAGCGAAGCTGGTGAAGCGGATCAAAACAGAATTGATCTGATTGGATATATCTGTAAACAGCCGCTCTATCGAGAGACACCACTCGGAAAAGAAATCACGGATATTTTAATTGCAGTAAACAGGAAACACAGAAAAAGTGATTATCTCCCGGCAATTTGCTGGTATTCGAACGCAAGGCTGGCAGAAGGGCTTCCAGTCGGAACAAAAGTGAGAGCCATGGGAATGATACAGAGCAGGATTTATGTAAAAGGCGACAGCGAGAGAACAGCTTATGAAGTCTCAATAAGAGAAATGGAAGTGATCGAGTAGTGGAAGGTTACGAGAAATACGCATCCAGGATACAGGAACTTTTATTTGACGGGATGGATGTGCATGAGGTGTGGGTGTACATGAAAGTTATGTTCCAGATTGAGAAAAATGAGATTTGTTTTCGGGCATATCTGGAGAGATCGGGACTGATCTGGTTTGCGGAAGCGGGCAGCAGAAGACAGGTCCAGATACCGGATCTGCTAGAGACCAAGAGAAAACTGGAAATGAATCGAACGAAAATTTCAAAGCCGCTCTGTAAATATCCGGATTGTTTCCGCTGTGTATATCCGGATTGCACATGTAATGAAGGCCTTACGAAAAAAGGGAATGATGAACTGGTTAGGGAGCTGGCGAAGCGATAGGGAAAAAGATTAATGGATGAGGAAAACACGGAGGAATAGCATGGACATGTTAATTACAATCGCATTCTTGACCCTTTACTACATATTGGGACTGGGAACCGTGATTACTTTAAAGACAGGATTGGAGGAGGATGTGGAGCTGGAGTGTGAGGATTATTTAGTAGCGGCATGCTTCCCGATACTGCTGTTTGTGGTGTTTTTGGATTGGATAGTGCGGAGATTATGGAGGTGATACAAGTATGAGAGGGACTTTAAAGTACAGACGCAGCGCAAAGGAAATGAAACGGGATCGGGATGATCACTTTGCCGATCTGGCAGATCATGAACCAACAGAGAATGCCAAAAAGTGGATGCAAAGAGGTGCGTACTCAGTAGAGGACTGCTTAAGAAAATGGGGAGTAGATACGAAAGGGAGTGTTGCCAGTGGACAAGAAGATACTGATTGAGTATGCAGACATGAAAGAAGAGATAAAAGATCTGAGACGTAGGATTGCAGAGGATAAAAAGAAAATAGAGCAACTGAACAAGATTACTGTGCAAGATTCTGTTGCATGTGGAAAGAAAGGCAACAAACCATTGCGAACAGTGAAAATAACAGGCTTCCCACAAAGAGAATATGAAAAACGTGAGTTTTTACTTGAAAAGCGCATTGCAAAGCTGCAGATGTTGGAGACGGATCTTCTGGAGAAACAGATACAGGTAGAGGAATATATAGGACAAATTAAAAAAGCGAAATCCGGATGATTCTCAGATTTTATTATATTGATGATCTAAGTTGGGTACAGGTCTCACATAGGATGAATGAAGTATTCCCAAAGAAAAGGAAAGCATATACAGAGGACAGCTGCAGATGCAAACATAACAGATATTTGGAAAAATTTGAGAAAACGACGGAAACGACGGTTTTAAAATGTTAATATGGTATAAAGCCGAAAGGAACAAGATGGACGGCTGAGGCGTTTTTAGTTTTCCTCCTAAAGACAACCAGTAAAACCACACACAAATTATAAAAGGCGTCTTGCATGAAAATGCAAGGCGTTTTTTGTACGTTATGTCAATTGTAAAAACAGAACAAATGTTCTATAATGATTAAACCGAAATACAACGAGAATGAGACGCAAATTGTTGATAATTGTCAAAATTTGATATATGATTGAACAAGTGTGGTGAATTAGATCAGGTTTGTGTGGAGGAAAATATGGGGAAAAAGAAGATTAGCTTAGTAATTTATGGCCTTAGTGTTATCAATGAAAAAAATAAACGAATGTTTCTAGACAATCTAATTGAAAATAGAAGTTTACTGAATGTGGTTGAAGAATATATTAAGAAGAATATTTCTCGATATTCGAAAGATTCTTCTAAAGAGATTCTTTTTCAATTTGAGAAAGTGGATACAGAAATTATAAATAATGCTAATGGACAGGAACAATATAAGGTACTGTATGGAAGAGTAAAAACGGGAGAATACGGTATAGAATCAGAATTAGTAGATGTTCAAACAGGTACAATTACTAATAAAACACAAAACCAAGCAGATATGATGCCATTTGGATTTTGTTTGGCTGTTCCTGATGGGAGAATAAATAGTGCAGTTCTTATTTTGCAGACGATGGGTGTGTATGGAATGAAAGTATCGTTGCAAAAGCATTTACAAAAATGTTTGACGGATCAAATGCCAGGGTTACATTTACTATTGCGATCAATTGCACCTAAAGAATATGTTGATAGATATTTCAAGCAGGGAGTATTAAAGAAAATAAGACTAATACGTTATGAAATTCCAGAGGATGAATCAAATAGGTTGGGTATTAATTATGGGGTTAAGCAGACAAAGGAAGAGCGTATAATACATAAGCCGTTGGGATTTATGGAAAGAAAGAAGAAAGCATTTCAGGAATGGTTTGTGGGGCAAAGAAGTTATACAGATATTGTTGAGATTGAGGGGTTCGATTATGATGATTTAAAGTTGGAATTTTCGCTTGGGGAAACTAGTAAAACATTTACTTTAAGGGATATGAATAGTTTGGTAGTAAATGAGGATATTACAAAGAAAGTTAAACAAAAAGGCGGCCATCCAGAATATGATAGTTTAAAGTTGATAATGAGAGAAACGGCGAAAGATTATTTGACGGGGATGGGATTTCTTGATTAGGTGGAATGTAAATGCAGGGATTGTTGAAAAAATTACTTGAACCTCAAAATGTAATGTGGATTGTAGTTGTTTTAGTTATCATAATTAGTAAATTGGGGTTGGGACTTAATTATATTTCTGTTACAGATGTTATTAGAAATCATTTAAACTGTTTTCGTAATGGGAAAAATAAGTTATTAATAATGCCTGTCATTAATTATATAGTTCTTCCGTTTTTGATGGGAGCAGCAACAATGATGGTTCAAGAGATTGATAATGATACAATAAATATTATTACTATTATCATTTCGATTTTAACTGCAATGTTGTTTACTTTATTAACGATGATAATTGATATGACGGCAAAAATAAAAGAAAATCCAAAATATTATAGCATGGAAGCGAAGAGATCGAAGGAAGCTTTACTACAAACTTATTATACAGTCATGTTTGAAATTTTGATTTGTATAGTGCTATTAATATTCTGCTTTTTTAATTGTTTTACCAATGAATTTGGAAAGATTCAAAGTTTTCTGATATATTCATTAACATATATGCTGATTGTCAATTTGTTGATGATAATAAAAAGGATATTTAGAATAATTGATACAGACATGAAAAAATAGTATTTGTTTTTAATTCCAATTGTGATTTATGTATGATTATTCATTTCTTCGTAGACAGAGTATTATTGTAGTTTTGTTTAAAAATGTAGAATATCAGAGATGTTTGGGATAATAAGTAAAAATTAAAAAACACATACTAGAGTAGAAGGTGATAGAATGCTCAATAGTGAAGAAAAGAAACAGAAATCGTAAGATAAGTGGAATGAGAAAGCAGGGTTAGTTCCAAAAACATATAAGATCAACAAGAAAGTAGCAGAAGAGTTTAAGGACGCCTGCAAGGAATCTGGTGTTGCGATGGGAACACAGCTTACAAAGTTGATGAAGCAGTTTATAGAAGAAGTGAATAACAAATAGTATCAGAGAGCATCTGGCGAAAGCCGGGTGCTTTTCTGCGTCCTGAGCAAAGACGATAAAAGGCTCTGGGCAAAGGCCTGCACTGTGCGACATCGCACAAACAGAATGGAGAAAACAGTATGATATATAAACGGTGCAGCAGATGTGGAAAAAGAATTCCATCCGGCAGTCGTTGTGATTGTGGAAAGCTGAGGCATAAAGAGTATGACAAGTACAAGAGAGATCAGAAGAGCAAGAAGTATTATGACAGTGGAGAATGGGAACAGATCCGGTCGGAGGTATTGGAGATAGATGGTGGAATCGATGTCTACCTGTTCATGACAGAAGGAAGAGTGGAGCTGGCTGATACAGTACATCACATCATACCGCTTCGAGATGACTGGGAAAGAAGAAACGACATTAACAATCTGATGAGTCTGCATCATGATACACATAGTCAGATTGAACAAGCCTACAGAAAAAACAAGCTCCAGATGCAAAAAGAACTACAGGAAATGTTAGAAAACTCCAGGAACTCTGAGAAGGAGGGGCGGGTGAAAAAGTTTTGATGAAAACCATCCGACCGCACGAGTAGATACATACATACAAAGTTCCGAATAAAAATAAAAAGTGGTAAAAATGGAAGGAGGAGATATTCCGATGGGGAGACGGAGAAAACCAAAAGATATGCAGAAAGCCCATCTCACGCAGGCTGAGAAGGAACGACGTGAGGAAGAGGAACGTACCGTTTCCACAGGGAACGAACAGCTGAAGACCCCGCCGGAATGGCTTTTTAACCGTACAGCAAAGGCAGAATGGCGCAGAATCACCAAAGAACTACAGAAGATAGAAGTAGTCGGAAATCTGGATAAAGCAAATTTGGCGGGGTATTGTAATGCCTATGCAGCATACAGAGATGTAACAGAAAAATTAAAGGGAGAAGACTATTGCATTGAAAGAGAGACAAGAAATGGAACGATGATTGTAAAAAATCCATTGCTGTCTGTGCAGAAGGAGTATGCAGAAGAGATGAGAAAGTTTGCGGCGCTTTGTGGAATGACAGTGGACGCGCGATTAAAGGCAGCGGTAATCAAGGTGGATGAAAAAAATCAGGAAATTGAAGATAAATTCGGAGGAATTTGATGAAAAATTACGAGCAGATAAAAAATTATGCGAAGAAATGTATTTCCGGAGAAATCATCAGTTGTAAAAAACATAAATGGGCATGCGAACGATTTTTGCGTGATGCAGAAAAATTTGAGACAGATCCTGAGTATCCATATTACTGGAATGAAGAAGCTGCACAGAGTATCGTGGATTGGTTTGCATTGCTGCGGCATTCCAAAGGAATCCTTGCAGGAAAACCGATTCTGTTGACAGAGTGGCAGCGGTTTCGAATCTGTCAGTTGTATGGGTGGAGAAAGAAAAAGAACGGGATGCGCAGATTCAAAAAAGCATTTACGGAAGTTGCCAGAAAAAACGCAAAGTCTCAGGAAGAGGCTGGAATTGCGCTTTATGAAATATCTGTTACAGCTACAAAGAACAGAGAAGTATGTGAGGTATATACAGCGGGTGTAAAAAGAGATCAGTCAAAAATTGTATTTAATGAGGCGGATCTGATGCTGAGGGGCTCTCCTTTGAGAAAGAAATTTGATGTGACGAAAGTGATGATCACACATACAAAAACAGGAAGTTTTATCAAGCCGTTGAGTAAAGAAGATGGAAAGTCGGGAGACGGAACCAATCCGGCGGCGCTGATCGTGGACGAGTATCACCAGCATCCGACCACAGAATTTTATGATCTGGGGCTTGGGGCGAATACAAAAGAGCCGCTCCTTATGATCATCACAACAGCAGGTGTGGATTTAACGTATCCATGTTACACAATGGAATACACATATTGTTCAAGGATCCTGGATCCCTTTTCAGATGTAGAAGATGAAGAATATCTGGTAGATATTTGTGAAATGGATGCAGAAGATTATGGGGATTTGGAAAGACTTGGGAATGAAGAATTGTGGCATAAGGCGAATCCGATCAGAATGACCTATGAAGATGGGCAGGATAAGATTCGTGGAGAGTATAAGATTGCGAAAGAAATACCAGAACACATGACGGCATTTTTGACAAAATGTTTGAATGTGTGGGTGCAGGCTCAGGAGAATGGATATATGGATATGGCAAAATGGAAGGCATGCCAGGTAGATGAAATTCCAATCAATACAAAGGGAATGAGTGTATATGTGGGATTTGACATGTCAGCAAAGATTGATTTGACTTCCGTAGCATTTATTATTCCCTTTTTGTCAGGAGAATATGACAATACTAATCAGGAAATTGTGAAGTATATTGTATATTCACACTCTTTTATTCCGAACAGGGAGAAACTGATCGAAAGAAAAAGCAGGGATAAGGTAGATTATGATGCATGGGAGAGAATGGGATATCTTACAGTTACCGATACGCCGATCGTGGATCAGAACGCAGTACTGAAATATGTAAAAGACACTTGCGAGAGACAGGATTGGAAAATTGAGTGTCTATGCTTCGATCCGGCCAATGCAGCAAAATTGATGATGGACCTGTCGAATGAAGGATATGTGGTGGAAGAAGTGTTCCAAAGCCATAAATCATTGAATGAATCAACACAGGGATTCCGGGAACAGGTATATAGTAAAAATATTCTTTATACATATAATCCTCTGTTGAATTTCGCGATGAGCAATGCGGTGATCCGGCAGAATCAGGGGTTGATAAAAATAGATAAAGACGCAACCACAAAACGAATTGACCCGGTCGATGCAATCTTATGTGCATTTAAACTGGCAATTTATCATGAGTTTAGTTCTAATTTCCTGGAAGCAATCGATAATTTTTTAGAAAGTGAATGGTAGAAATGAAAATTACAGACAGAATCAAAGGCGCGTGGAATGCACTGATGCATCCGGTGGAAGATCTGAATAGCGAAGGATTGCTGGAGTGGTTGGGAATAGACAGCCGCAATAAAAATCTGATCAGTGAAGTGACCTATTACACTTGCATGAAAATGTTAAGTGAAACCATGGGAAAACTGCCATTGAAGTATTATCAGGAAACAGAGCGCGGAAGAATCCGGGCAGAACCGGATGAGATGACCAGACTGCTTACAGTACGACCGAATCCAATTATGACTCCAACGACTATGTGGAGCGCAGCAGAAATGAATTGCCAGCATTATGGAAACGCATTTGTCTGGATCCGAAGAACTTTTGAAAGGAAAAAGTACGGAGGAACATACAAGCCGCTGGATTTGTGGCTGATGCAGAGCAGCTACGTCACGGTGTTGATGGATGACGTTGGGATTTTCGGGGGAAAAGGAAAGCTCTACTATCAGTACAGTGATCCGAAGAGCGGAGAACAGTATTTGTTCAAAAGCGAAGACGTCATGCATTTTAAAACATGGTACAGTCTGGATGGGATTATGGGCGAGCCGGTCCGAAAGATCCTGCAGGATACCGTTGGAGGGGCACTGGAAAGTCAAAGTTTCATGAATAAGTTATATGAGCAGGGATTGACTGCAAGTATGGCAATGCAGTATGTGGGAGATCTTGACGAGGGAAGAAGAAAGCAGCTGGAAAATAAGTTTGCAAAGGCTTTGACAGGTCCGAAAAATGCTGGGAAAGTGATCCCGGTTCCAATTGGATTACAGCTGACACCGCTGAAGATGTCCCTGACGGATGCACAATTTTTTGAATTGAAAAAATATTCGGCGCTTCAAATTGCAGGGGCATTTGGAATCAAACCGAATCAGATTAATAATTACGAGAAATCCAGCTATGCGAATTCAGAAACGCAGCAGCTAGCTTTTTTAGTGGATACCATGGCGTACAGGTTAAAAATGTACGAGGAAGAAATCAATTTCAAGACGTTGCCGACACAGACGCAGAAAGACGGCTTTTTCTATAAATTCAATGAGAAAGCCATCCTTCGGGCGGACAGTCAGACACAGATGGAAAATCTTGCAAAAGCAGTCAACAATGGAATCTACACGCAAAATGAAGCAAGGGAGTACCTGGACAAACCGGCAAAAGAAGGCGGAGATACTTTGATGGTAAATGGAAATTATATACCGATCACAATGGTAGGAAATCAGTACGATAAAGGAGGTGGAAACGGTGGCAGTGATTGATGTACGAGGGGACATTATTCCCAATGATACCAAATGGATTTATGACTGGCTGGAATGGGATAGCACATGTCCGAATGACATTAGAAATGCGCTTGCAGAAAAAGAAGAAGGAGAAACGCTTACGGTATTGATCAATTCCGGGGGCGGTTCTGTAATGGCAGGACAGGAAATTTATTCCTTGTTATACGGAAGAAACGATGTAGAAATCCAGATACAGTCTATGGCAGGAAGTGCAGCAGGCGTGATCGCGATGTCGAACAGAAGCAAGATCAGCCCGGTTGCGATGATCATGGTGCATAACGTATCCATGAGTGGAGCAAGCGGAGATTATCATGCGATGCAAAAGAATGCGGAAATCCTAAAACAGATGAATGCGGCACTTGCAGCTGCGTTTACTGCTAAGACCGGGAAACCGGAAGAAGAGGTTCTTAAAATCATGGATCGGGAAACCTGGCTGACGGCAAATCAGGCGGTAGAAATGGGATTTGTAGATGAAATGATTGTAAATTCTGTAGAATATACAAATGACTTGTGGGGTATGAGACTGACAGATGAAATCAGAGAAAAGGTAATCCGTGAGAAAAATGAAAAGGAACAGACAGAGGCAAGAAAACAAGAAATTTTAAATGGATTAGACATGTATGGTGTCTAAAGAAAAGGAGAAAACATGAGTGAAAGACTATTAAATCTTTTGGATCAGATCAATGCGAAAAAAGCAGAAGTAAAAAATCTGGTGGAGGCAGGGAATCTGGATGAGGCAGAAGCCGCGAAAAATGAACTGAAAAATCTGCAGAGAGAATTTGATCTGTTAAAAGATCTTGAAGATGAAGAAATTGAGAATGTACAGAACCGTGTTGACAATGGGAATATGACACCGGTTCATAATGAAGAGGATAGTGTGGCAGAATTTGCGAATGCGGCCAGACATGGATTTCGGGTTACAAATGCATTGAGTTCCGGAATGCGGGAAAGTTCTGATCCGGATGGGGGATATATTGTGCCGGAAGACATTCAGACAAGGATCAATCAGTGGAAACAGGCGGAATTTTCCCTGGAATCGTTAATCACTGTGGAGAACGTCAGAACAAATAAAGGGCAGCGCACGTATGAGAAACGAGCTACCATGACGGGATTTGAGGACATTGAAGAAGGCGGAGAACTTCAGGAGATGGATACACCGCAGTTCGAACGGATCAGATACGACATTCAGGATCGTGGAGGATGGCTGCCTCTTACAAATGATTTGTTAAGCGATACAGATCAGAATATTACAGAGGTCATCACAAGATGGATCGCAAGAAAGAGTAATGCGACAAGCAATAAAAAGGTCATTGGCCTGATTGATGCAAAAGAGGTAAAAGAAATCGAAACAATGGATGAAATCAAGAAAGCAATCATTGTTACGCTTGGCGCCGCATATAGAACAGGATCCAGAATTCTGACCAACGATGACGGATTGTTATTCCTTTCTACATTGAAGGATACAACCGGAAGAGATTTGTTGCAGCCGAACCCGTTGGATGTGATGCAGATGTATCTTTCTGTTGGTCCAATCCGGGTGCCGATCATTGCAGTTCCGAACCAGGTGATCGCATCTGATATTAAGGCGAAAGGGAAACTTAAGATCCCGATGGTATGCGGAGATTTTAAAGAGGCATTCAAAAAGTACGACAGACAGAGAACAAGTATCATGTCATCCAATGTAGCGGTGGCGGGAAGTCTGAACGCATTTACACAGAATATGACGCTGGTACGTGCGATTGAAAGAAATGATTACAAGGTACTGGACAATGAAGCATATACGAACCTGAAAATGGTCATTGACGATGCATCAGTAAAGGGGGAAGAGTAATCCATAGCCAAAGCAGTGGTCTGCATACTGCCGGGGAACTGAAAAAAATGACAGTAAAGGAAATCAGGGAACTGGCAGTAAGACAGGGCTATGAGATTACAAAGACTGCGAAGAAGGATATCATTGAGGAGTACATGATGCAGCAGGAGGAAGCGTGATGTTCGACATGATAAAAACACGATGTGGAATCGCAAAAACCACAAAAGTATATGATGATGACATTCAAATGTATATCAATGACTGCCTGCTGGACATGAGAGACTCCGGTGTTCCGCAAAAAACAGTAGAAAAAGAAGATGAACGAGTGATCACAGCAGTCACTCTGTATGTAAAAGCGCATCTTGGAAATGACAGATCTGACACAGAAAAGTATATGAAACTGTACCAGAGAAAAGTGTTTCGACTTACATTAGATGAGGAGGAAACATAATGTGGAATGGAAGTATACAGTTAGGGATTCAAAAAGAAATCCAACAAAATGAAAATGGATTTGAAAAGAAAACCTACAATTTTTCAGAAGAAATACCAGCGGAAATCGCTGATACAACGCGAAACGATGAAATGCTGGGAAAACAGTGCGGTTATCAGGCGGATATCAGCGTTGCAATCCTGAGTTGTAACTATCATGGGGAATCGGTGTTTCGCGACGTGGCTACAGGAGATACCTATGAAGTAAAGAGAAGCTATCGAACCTCAAAATCTATGAACGTGATTCTTACCGGAGAGCGAAGAGAACATGGCAAAATTTGAGATTAGAGGACTGGATGACATGATGCAGGCACTAAATGCATTAGAGGTAGAAGAAGTTGCCGCAAAAATGCTGGAAGAGTCTGTGCCAATCTTGGAACAGGAAGTAAAAAAAGAGGTCAGCAGGCATAAAGATACCGGGGATATGTATGAGTCCATCGGAAGCACCGGGGCAAGAAGAAATCAAAGAGGATACTACATATGTGTAAGGCCAACAGGATATGCTTCTGCTAAAAAATGGAGAAATGCAAGGACAAAAGGTGGAAAACGTGCTGGAAAGAAGGTGCGGGTAAGAAATATGGAAAAAATGGTATATCTCGAATACGGAACTTCAAAGCAAAGAGCCACGCCGGTATTAAGCAGAGCCACAAGAAGGGCTGAAAAAGATGTGATTTCCAAGATGCAGGAAGTCTTTAACAGAGAGGTAGATGGAAAGTGACAGTATTTGAAAAAATCATAGAGGCAATCCGGCCATTCGGATATCCATATACGGCAGGGGTATATGAAGGAAAAGAAAAAAGATGGTTTACCTTTAATTTTTCAGATGACTATGGAGATGCCTATGCGGATGATACACCGCAAAGCGTGATCGTTGAAGTACAGATTCATTTCTTCCTGCCTTATGAGGAAGATTTTACCAGAGTTAAAAATAAGATACGGAATGCAATTTTCAGACAGGGGTTCACATTTCCGGAAATCCATATTCTGGAAGACGAGAATCCGGACATTCGGCATTTAGTGTTTGAATGTAAAATAGAAGAGAGAGAAGGAGAATAAACATGGCATACATTGGACTTAGAAAACCGATTATTGGGAAAATGGAGGAATCAGGAACTTATGCAGAACCGTTTGCGCTGGGAAAAGCAATTGGTCTGCAGGTAACGCCAAATTATGCGGAGGGATCCCTTTACGCAGATGATGCGCAGTCAGAGTATGACAAGGCGTTCAGTTATGCAGAAGTGACATTAAATACAAGCACCATTCCGATCCAGGCACATAAAGAGATGTTCGGACACAAGATCGGTGAAAGTGAAAAGAAAACGGTTGATTATAATGTAGATGACCAGAACAACTACGTGGGAATGGCATGGATTACTCAGGAGATCGTAGATGGAGTTCGGGCATTTACCGGCAATTTTTTATATAAAGTGAAATTTTCTGAGCCGTCTGAAGACTATGCGACAAAAGGGGAAAGTATTGAGTATAAGACACCGTCTATTTCCGGACGCGCAATGGCAAATGATGAAGGAAACTGGAAATCTGTAGAAGTGTTTCAAACAGAAAAAGAGGCAATGGATTGGATCAATACGAAGTTTGGAAAAGAAGTGGTCATGGCAGCAGATAAAAAGACAAGGGAGAAGTAAGAGATGTTTGAGAGTCTGAAGTATATTGAATTATCCGGTGAAAAGTTTCCAATCAAATGCGACATGGTCGTATTGGAGAAAATCCAGGAAGAATACGGCGATCTGGATCTGTTTGAGGGAAAACTGAATGGATTTACACCGAACCGCAAGGAAGACGGAACCATAGAGACCAACGAAGAAGGGCTGACGATCGGAACGTTTGGAGTGCCGAACATTAAGACGGTGAATCAGACATTGATCTGGATGGTCCAGGAAGGTCTGGAAATCGAAGCAGAAAAGGAAAAGAAAACTGCGGAAACGATGGATGAGAAAACAATCCTCAGAAAAATTGATATGTCACCGGGAGAAATCGGAAGAGAACTGCATGCAGAATTTATGAGGTGCTTTGCAAGAAAAAACGCAGTGACCACGCATGGGAAGAAGGAGAAGAATCCGAACAAATAAACTTTGCGTGGATCGTATGTATTGGGTTGCAAATGGGATACAGAGAGAGTGAAATTGCACATATGTATTTTGGAAAGTGGTGCGACTTGTTTACAGAATATAAGAAAATACATAATATACGGATGCAGCGGATGATTTTTGAAGAGAAAAAGATTACTTCCATGCTGGATTTATAAGAAAAGCTGTGGTAAGATGAAGTCAACGGGGAGGAATACGGATGACGGAGAAAAAATCGAAAGCAACAATTTATTTGAAAATCATTTGGCTGACAATGAAGTATATCGGCCAGAAACATCCTTATATGACAGCAGGACTGACAGTGTGGTGTATAGGATGTCTTGGAATCGCAATTACAAAGTCATTTTCTCTGGGAATTTTATTGATCGCAGGGGTGATTGGTGCAATTGCCATAATCCGGTGGATGTTTATCACACTGGAAGACTTTGGAAGTGTTAGGAAAAAGACACAGAGAAAACTGCGGAAAAAAGAAGCACTTGAGAGGTATCTTAAGTTTTTGGAACAAGGATTATGATAGAGCCACTTACTTGAAGCGAGTAGGTGGTTTTCTTATACCCATTAAAAAACATAGGAAGTTAATTGAATATAGGGGAGGAGTCCTTTCAGGGTATGCTCCTGATCTCCCCGGAAAGCTGGAGGGCGTAGCGAAATGCTACGTCCTATTTTGATGCATAAAAATAGAAAGGATATGGAATTATGGAACTGAAACTTGTAAAGCAAGGAGAATTTTTAGGGACTAGATGTGATTTTTATGTAGATGAGGAAAACAACATCTATATGAGCAGAACACAGATTGGATATGCGCTACAGTATAAAAATCCACAAGATGCGATAAAGAAAATTCATTTAAGACATTACGAAAAATTACAGCAACGCTATGTAGAAGTGGTGGGTGACAATTTGTCCCCGAGGCCAAGAGATTTAGGAAAAAAGACAAGTATTTTTATGTATGACGAAAGAGGCATTTTAGATGTAATAAGATGGTCAACAACAGAGATAGCTGACCAATACTTTGATTGGGTGTACGACATTATTCAATCAATTAAAAAGAATGGCTATTACATAACTTCCGAAAAAGATAAAAAGTGGCTTGGAATTCGTAACGAATCCAAAGAGGCAAGACGATATGAAACAGACCAGATTAAACTCTTTGTGGAGTATGCAAAAGAGCAGGGGAGTAAAAATGCAGATAGGTACTACGTGCTATTTACAAAGCTGATAAATAGTAAGATGGGAATTCAGAGTGGAAAACGTGATGAACTGTCACAGGAAACGCTCATGGAGTTAAAGTCTTTGGAAACTCTGGTTAAGATGAGAATTCGCAAGCTTATAGAAAAGGAGACGCCTTACAAGGAAATATATCAAGACGTGAAGATGTTGGTAGATGAGTTTTAAGAAGAACATAAGGAGCAGTGAAATTCACTTGTCCTTTTTAAAATTACCTCTTGACAAATGTCCGTACAAAATGTATCATGATAAATGTACGGACAAAAAGAAAGAGGTGATTTGATGAGTCCGAAAGGTAGACCAACGGATAATCCTAAAAAAGGACGTTTTGAAATACGAACTTCACAGGAAGAGGAAGAAATGCTGGACTATTGTTGTGAAATTACCGGAAAAAAACGTACCGATATAATTAGATTAGGGATTAGAAAGGTATATGAAGAATTAAAAAAGTAAAAGGGTAGTCGGCACCCTGAGAAAGTGAAATCGACTACCCGACCCCCAAATAGAGGTATAAATATTATAGCACTGTACCTCTGTTTTGGCAAATCAGAAAATGGAGGTATTATGAAATGAAATTGCCACAAGTAATAGAAATAAATGGAATAAGAGTTTTAACAACAGAGCAACTGGCAAGAAATTACGGAACGCAGCCTAAAATTTTGCAATATAATTTTTCTTATAATAAGAAAAGATATACGGAAGGAAAACATTATATCGCATTACAGGGAGAAGAATTAAAGAAATTTAAAGCTGACCTTGAAATTCAAGGTAACCTTAAATATGCTCATACGCTTTATCTCTGGACAGAAAAAGGTGCATTACTTCATGCAAAATCGCTGAATACCGATAAGGCATGGGAAGTATATGATTACCTAGTTGATTTCTATTTCAGAGCAAAAGAGGGAGAAAAAATTCCGGTAGTGAAAGAAACAAAACAGGAGACAACAGAAAAACAGGTTACAAAAGAGCCTTTCGATATTGCTCCATATTTCATATCTGTAGTAGAGAAAGTTCCTATTGAAGCATTAGATGCTATGGAGAAAAGTTTTAGGAAAAATAACAGTAAGACTGTTAAATTGGCTACACTTTCTATTTTAGCAGAAAAGATGAAACGTAATATTGAATAACTAAATACAGTAATCAGAGCATCTATCAGAAATGGTAGGTGCTCTTTTTATACAAATTTTTGTGTGCGACATCGCACCAGGGAGGAGGCGAAAAGATGGGGCAGAAGAAAATAGGTGCATTTATCACACTTGACGGTGAAAAAGAGTTTCGATCAGCAGTCACTTCATGTAATAAAAGTCTGGCCACAATGAAATCCGAGATGAAACTGGTGGAAGCACAAACTGCAGGATCAGCGAATTCGCTGGAGACATTAAAAAAGAAGCATGAAGTATTGACAAAAACGCTGGATGAACAAAAAGAAAAAGAAGCGGCACTGAGAAAAGGATTGTCCCATGCAGAACAGGAATATAACAGAGTTGGAACAGCTCTGAGTGAATATCGGGAAAAGCTGGAACAGGCTGAGAAAACACTGCAAGAGATGAAAAATGCTTCAGATACAACAGAGGAATCCCTGGATGAACAAAGCGAAGCAGTAGAAACTCTTCAACTGATCGTAGAAAAAGGAGAGGAAACTTACCGAAGAGCAGGAAATCGAATCCAGGACTGGCAGAAGCAGCTGAATCATGCGGAAGCGCAGACAATTCGCGCCACACGTGCGCTGAATGAAAATATTACTTACATGAAAGAAGCAGAGTCTGCATCTGACGGATGCGCAACAAGTATTGATGAATTTGGAAAGAAAGCAGATCATCTTGCGGATGAATTAACAAAAACATCAACGATCATCAAAGCGAACTTCATCAATACATTGGTTGACAGTGGAAAAGATCTGATGGCAGATACTTTCCAAAGTGCAGTGCAAGGCACACTGGAATTACAGGATGCACAGAATCAGCTGAGAGCAAGTACCGGAGCAACACAGATGGCCACAGAAGCCTATGGAAAAACCATGCAGGAAATTTATAAAGAAGGGTATGGAGATTCCATTCAAGATATTGCAGATGCAATGGCTATGGTAAAACAGTATACAAATGAAACGAATCCGGAAAAAATACGGGAACTGGCAGAAGGAGCAATGGCGCTGCAGGACGTATTCGACATGGATTTAAGCGAGTCCATCCGGGGTGTGGATGCATTGATGGACAATATGGGGCTGTCTGCATCAGAGGCATTTGATTATATTGCGAAGGGCGCACAAAACGGACTGGATAAATCCGGAGAATTAACGGATAATCTGGCAGAGTACAGTTCACTGTGGGCACAGGCGGGATTTTCTGCAGAAGAAATGTTCACGATCCTGCAGAATGGATTAGATTCCGGCGCTTACAACCTGGATAAAGTCAATGATTATGTAAAGGAATTCGGCGTTTCCATGTCAGACGGCCGGATTGAAGAAAATTTAAAATCATTTTCAAAGGAAACCCAGAATTTATTCTACGCATGGCAAGATGGAAAAGTAGCGATGAAAGACGTTTTCCAGTCAGTGATCACAGATCTGGCCAGCATGGAAAATCAGCAGGAAGCGCTGACGATAGCAAGTAATACATGGAGTGCATTGGGAGAAGACAATGCAATGAAAGTTATCACATCTTTGAATAAGGTGAACGGAGCCTATAAGAATGTGAAAGGATCCATGGAAAGCATCAAATCTATCAAATATGACAGCGTGACCAATCAGTGGAAAGAACTGGGGAGAACCTTTCAGACAGACGTGATGACGCCTGTTCTGAAGAAGTTTTTGCCGGCGGCTCAAAAAGGAATGACGGTTCTGGCCGACAATATTGAAACGATCGTACCGGTGGCAACGGCAGCAGGAACTGCAGTGGGAACGATTTTTGTAGCCAAAAAAGCCAAAACCTTAATAAAGGACATCAAAGATGTTGGAAGCGGAATTGGAAGTCTGATTGAAAAAGTGCTGATCTATACCGGAGTAAAGACAGCGGAGACGGCAGCGGAAACTGCAAATACAGCGGCAACCGTGGCAGGAACAACAGCTACAGTAGCGCAGACAACGGCAACAGGAGCGGCGACAGCGGCACAAACAGGTCTGAATGCGGCAATGGCAGCCAATCCCATCGGGATTCTGGTAGTAGGTCTTGGGGCAGTGGTAGGAGCAACTGCACTATTTTCATCTGCAATGACCGATGCAAAAGAGGAAACGGAAGAACTGGGAAGCAAGACAGAAGAAGTAAACCGCAAGATGGAAGATGCATCAAAAGGTCTGACCGATTCCATGAAGAATATGCAAGACTCTGTAGAATCCTTAAATGCAAAAGAAATGTTGTCCGGAGATCTGGTGACGGAATTGTATGATTTAGCAGAAGGAGCAGGAAAATCTTCTGAAAAAATAGGAAGGATGCAGGTCATTGTAGACGAACTGAATTCATTGTTTCCGGATCTAAGTCTTACAATCAATGAAAATACAGGAGCGCTGAATAAAAATGAAGCGCAGACCAAGCAATCCATTGATACGGCATTGAAATTTGCAAAAGCACAGGCAGCACAGGAGAAAATGGCAGATATCGCAGATGAACTTGTAGAAGCGGATATGGCAAGGTATGAAGCAGAACAGAATCTGGAGAATATCGGGACCAAGTTAAAGAATCTGGAGGAAGAACGCCAAAAAGTATTAAAGAAAAGCAAAGAATCAACCGAAGAAGGGACAGCTGCTTATGTAGAATACAATGGAAAAATGATGGATTCCCAGCAGGCGCTTATGGAAATTGCGGAATCAGAACGGGAATTGAAAGATCTGAGGAAAGAACAAAAATCTGGATTGGATGAATTGAATGAGACTTATGAAAAAGCAAATGAAAAGTATCAGAGTGCCTATGACTATACCGAAGGATTAACCGGAAAAATCAATGAAAACACAGAATCTACCAACGAAAATACAGAATCCAAAAAGGCAAATATAGAAGCAGAGAATGGCAAGCAGGCAGCGTCAGCATCCAGTATTGAAATTGCAGGGCAGGAGATCCAGGCATATAAAAACCTGTCTGCTACGCAGCAGGAAATGGCTGTGAATGTAACGAACAGTGTACTGACGATGCAGGAAAATGTGCAGGGAGCGCTGCAGTCTCAAATGGATATGTTCGAAGCATTTGACGGCGGGGTACAGATTTCCACGGAGCAGTTATTGGCAAATATGCAGTCTCAGATTGATGGCGTGACGCAATGGGAACAGAACATGACTGCATTAGCGGACAAAGGTGTAAATGAAGGTATTTTGCAAAAGCTGGCAGAAATGGGACCACAAGGATCTGGATATGTGAATGCGTTTAATTCCATGACTTCTGAAGAATTGGCCAAAGCAAATGAACTTTGGGGTCAAAGCGTTGACATCCAGGGTATGACAAACGAATGGGGGCAGGAATTATTAACTGCAGGTGCAGAAAATATCGCAGGGGGGCTTGAAAACCTTACTCCATTGATGGAACAAAGTGGGGCAAATACCGTGATGGGACTTGTGAGAGGAATGCAAAAGGCGCAGGAATCCGCAGAATCATCAGGAAAAGATTTGGGTGTAAAGACCATTGAATCTGTAAATGAAGGGCTGGGATGTAAGTCGCCATCCAGAAAAACCAAAGAATCCGGAAAGAATGTGGATCAGGGGCTGGTAAATGGAATCAACGCTGGAAAAGGATCCGTACAAAATGCGGCAAAAAGTGTGGCTTCCGGTGTTGTCACTACGATAAAAAGTAATTTGAATGAACAGAAATTCTATTCCTATGGATATCACGTATCAGATGGTCTGGCAAGCGGGATTCTGGCAGGGAAATCCATGGTGATACAGGCAGCCGCTTCCGTTGCACAGGCAGCCGTGGAAACGGCAAAAAGAAAGCTGGAGATCAATTCGCCATCCAAGGTATTCCGAAGAATTGGAGCAGGAACCATGGAAGGATATACCATGGGGATCCGGGATGAGATGAAGACCGTGAAGGCAACTGTAGGAGAGGCGATGTCTGTGGGAGAGGGAAAAGGAGTCACAAGAGAACGAGCAGAAGATGACGGAGCGCGAAATTTCTTACGTGTGATCGAAGAAATGGCAAAATATAGAAAAGAAATGCCGGAAATTACAGTCATGGTTGGAAATGAGAAATTTGATTCCTATATTGTAAAAACAGCAAAACGAGGAATTTATGAAGAACAGATCGGAAGTCAGGGGGCAAGAGGAAAACGATGTTTTATATAGTCAGAAATCAGAAAAGCAACCTGGAGATCGGTATTCATGTAAAAGAAAGACCCAAAATACCGGCGCCTGAGTTTCGGTATGAAGAAATAGAAATACCGGGAAGAAGCGGGACCTTGATCCAAGAATCAGGGCTGGTCGATGATCTGAAAATTGAGGTCGTATTTAATTTTGCAGCAAAGCCGGATTTGTGGATGGAGCAGTTTCGGGAAGCAAAGAAATGGTTGTTGGCAAGGGAAGACGATCAGCTGGTTCTCAGTGATGATCTGGAGATGTTCTATAAAGTAAAGCATACGTCTGTTGATACAGCAGAAAGATATGTAAAAACTTTGGGAGAATTTTCTGTAACATTTCTTTGCGAAGGATTTCAGTACAGGCGAGATGGACAGTATGAACATACCATAGAAGAAGTGAAATACAATCCATATTATTTGTCGCAGCCGGTTTATAAAATCCGTGGAAATGGAACCTGTGAACTAAAGGTGAATGGAAAATCAATGATTACAGAAGTTCAGGGCAATCTGACGATTGATACAGAACGGATGTTGGCATACAACGAATCGGGCGTATTGAAAAATACAATGGTCACAGGAAATTACGAAGACCTTCTGTTGATGGAAATGGAAAACACAATTTCATGCAGTATGGGATTTGACCTTTCGATCATTCCAAATTGGAGGTGCTTATAATGATCCAGATATATTTACCGGAAAACACGAATTATGAAAGAAATGGTGATATTACATTATTGCCGACAGTCGCAACCGTGCATGTGGTGTTAAATGGAAACTGGACCGTTACATTGAAACATCCGATTGATGCAGAAGGCAGATGGAAATACATAGAAGATCATGCTGTTGTAAAAATGATGTCATTCAACGGAGAACAGCTGTTCCGAGTAAAAGCGAAGAAAAAGAGAGAATCAGAGATCCAGGCAACATTAGAGCCGGTTTTTATGGATGCACTGGGAGAATGTTTTCTGCTGGATGTGCGGCCAACGGAGAAAACAGGACAGGAAGCATTGAACATCATGCTGGAGGGATTCCCGAAGTATCAAGCGGAATCCGATATTCAGAAAGTAGAAACAGCGTATTATATCAATAAAAACCTGATCGAAGCAGTAAATGGTGAGGAAGAAAATTCCTTTGTGAACCGATGGGGAGGAGAAATACTATATGACAATTATAAAATTGTAGTAAATGAACGGGTAGGATCTGATCACGGGACACAAATTTTATATGGAAAAAACATTGCAAAAGACGGACTTCTGGAAGAAGTTGATATGAGGAACATTGTAACAAGAATATTCCCACAGGCATATAATGGCCGGATGATGCAAAGAGAGACGCCTTGGGTGGATTCCGATCTTCTTCATGTCTATCCGATCATATATAGTGAACTGATCAAGTTTGACGATGTAAAAATGCGGGAAGACGCACAGGAAGATGATGCAGAAAAAGGAATCATTGTATGTGAGACTCAGGAAGAGTTGGAGGAAGTACTGATCCAAAAATGCAAAGATAAATTCAAAGAAGGGATAGATAAGCCGAAAGTAAATCTATCCATCGATATGGTCCACCTTGCGGGAACAAGGGAATACGCAGATGTAAAAGAGTTAGAAAAGGTTTCACTTGGGGATACCGTGCACTGCCGGCACGAGAAACTTGGAGTTATCACAGATGCCAGGGTGATCGAATTGGAGTATGACGCGATCCGGGAGAGGATCGATACGATAGAACTTGGAGATTATCGATATGATTATTTCGGAGAAATGTCAAGAATGGCAGCACGGGTCGGGGAGACGATACGTCCGGATGGGACGGTCGTGGCAGAACAGGTCTATGGAGAAATGAGCGATATCAAAGGAAGGACGCTGACTCTTGGCGGCGGGGAAATTTCGGGAAGTGTAGAAATCCGGAATGCCAGAAAGCATACGGTAGGAGGAGTTACAGACGGAGGAGAACTGATTGATGGAGATTTAAAGATCTGGGCAATTGAAAGAATTATCTTATCACCGGGAAGAGGGTTGGCAGTAAATCAAAGAAACGCATTAAGTGGAAAGGCGATTTTCTCAGATGAAAGTTATCTGGAATTTGAAAGTGGAATTCTTGTAAAAGGACAGACAACAAATGGCGAGATTGTCGAAGATAGAGTTCGGTCCGCAGGACAGGCACGACAAGTTCCATATGGGTTGATTGAAAATGGAACGGAGTGTGCAAGAAAATTAAGCCAACAATACGGATGGAGTAGAAATGCGATTGTCGCATGGCTGGGAAACGTCCAGCAGGAAAGCGCTCTTGATCCGGCCGCATTTCAAGGAGGAGAAGGAAACTGGAGTCAGGGCGTTGGTTATGTTCAATGGACACCGGGGACAAATCTGCAGGAGAGAGCACAGGCTATAGGAAGAACAGACTATCTCACAACAGACTGTCAACTTGCGGTCATTGATTATGAGAGGAAGAATGGGATTCAGTATTATCCGACAGCAGCATATGACTTGACATTTGATGAATTTATCCGATCCAATGCAGAGGTAGAATGGCTCACGATGGCATGGCTGAAAAATTATGAGCGAGCAGGCGATGAAGCGGTAGAAAATCGATTGCAGTATGCAAGAGAATGGAACCAACGAATAGATGGCATTTTGAAAAATGCCGTGGAAGAAGCTGTGAAATGGGCAATTGATATTGCAAATGATGAAAGCCATGGATATGATCAGGCGAACCGCTGGGGACCGGATTATGATTGTTCTTCTCTTTTGATACAGGCGTGGGAAAATGCCGGAGTGCCAGTAAAGAGTAATGGAGCTACCTATACCGGAAATATGCGGGAAGTATTCCTGCAATGTGGATTTGAAGATGTTACAAACGAAGTAAACATTGCGACAGGAGCAGGAGTACAGCGCGGAGATATCCTGCTCAATATCGTAAATCATACGGCAATGGGAATTGGAAATGGACAGATCGTACAGGCGAGTCAAAATGAGTTTGGAGGAATTCTTGGCGGACAAACCGGGGATCAGACTGGAGAAGAAATCGCCACAAGAAGCTATTACAATTATCCATGGGATTGCGTGCTGCGATATCCACAGCACTCGGAGCCAGGTCCGGGACAAGGCTTGGCCTTTGTAAAATGGATACCGAAAGGGGGAATAGAATCAGATGGAAGCAACGAATATCTTAAGAATTGATGCAAGAAATCCGGGACTGACACCAAAGGTGTGGGCAGTACAGTTTGATTCAGGAAGACTGATACGGTGCTATATCGCAGGCACTACTGGCAGTGTGAGCAAGGCAAGGATTTATTGCAGAAAACCAAGCGGAAAAGAAACCTATACGGAAGGAACTGCTATGAATAATTCCTGTATTTTGTTTGGATTAACGGAACAAATGCTGGCAGAAACAGGGGAAGCGGTTTGTCAGCTGCATTTGGTAGATACGGAAAACGTGCTTACATCGTTTGATTTTTTACTGGAAGTAAAAGAAAACAGAATTGCTGGATCACAGATAACGTCAACGGATGAATACCAGGCGCTTGTAGCATTACTGAATCGTCTGGAGAAATTTGATCCGATCGAAATCACGGAATTTGAGATTGATTCGCTGGAGAGCGGATCTGTTTCAGGAGGAAGTATTGCATTGAACGTCCAGAAAATCTATGCATCGGTAGGACAAATGAATGCCGGGTTTGCAACAGACGGACTTCCGGAAAATGCGATCGTGATGATCAGTACAGGAAATCCGAACGATGCAGACAATGCGAAAGTATATCGGAAAGGCGTAAACGGGTATGAGTATATGGTAGATCTGTCCGGAGCAACCGGTCCGAAGGGGGATAAGGGAGATCCGGGAGAAAAAGGAGATTCGGGGAAGGATGGAACAGGGGTTACGATCCTTGGTTCTTATACAACGGAGGATGAGTTATACAAGGAACATCCAACCGGAAATGTCGGAGAATCTTATCTGGTCAGCGGGAATTTGTATGTATGGGATCAGACGTCCAGAAAGTGGAAAAATGTAGGGCAGATCCAGGGACCGGAAGGACCGGCTGGAAAGGCTGCGACAATCTGGATCGGAACAACAACGACGGGAGAACCGGGAACAGAAGCAGCAGTAGAAAATTCAGGAACAGAAACAGATGCCGTATTTGATTTTGAGATTCCACGAGGAACTCCAGGAGAATTAGACGGAATCGAGGATATTCCGAATACTGATATTGACTCACTGGGAGGAGGTTCAAAAGGATGATCATTGCCGTATTTGACGAATGCTCCAGACGTGTGGATATCGATGGAAAGCTGACACAGTGGGATTATGGACAAGTGCTGCAGATTTGTGGAATGCAGATCCAGGAAAAGCAGATTCAGGTACATTTTTCGAACCGCTGTACAGAACATGCACTGATTGTGCTTGGAACAGTGGAAGATGGAGATATCTTTGTAGAAATTCCAAATGAATTGCTGAAAAAGAATGGAGTGATCCAGGCGTACGTCTATCAGACGATTCCGGGAGAAGGAAGAACAACGTTTGAAGTCCGGCTTGGAGTGAAAGCCAGAAAAAAACCGCAAGATTACGAGGCGCCGGAAGATAAACATGCATTGGAACAGGTGTTAGAACAACTGAATAAAAAAGGAGACAGGCTGCAGCTGAAGGAAAACCGGATGCAGCTTTTTTTCCGGGGAGAATCTACTCAGTGAAGTGGAACTGCCGGAAGGCGGGGGAGGCGGAACTGTGGAGATAGAGTCGATCACCAATCCGGAGATTGACGAGATTATGAAAGGAGCAGAGTGAAAATGCCAAGAAAGAAAGTAACAAAAGCAGCAGTGCTTGCTGCAGAAAAGAAGTACCTGGATCAGGATGGACTTGCACACCTGGTACAGAAAAACGATGCAAGATACGTAAGAAAAGAGGAGGGAAAAGGGTTATCTGCCAATGATTTTACAGATGAGTACAAGCAGAAGATTGACGATCTGGCATATACCAAGATTGCAATTAACAGCCTGACAGCTACAAACAGCAGCAATGAAATCGGCGCAACAGTAACTGCATCTGATGTAACATGGACTTTAAACAAAGAACCTAAGACCCAGAAAATCCAGTTTGCAAGCGAAGCTGCCGAAAATCTGGATAAGAGCATCCGGAAGAAATCATACACAGGAAAGACAGTGAAAGCAAATACGAATATCGTTCTTACTGTTACAGATGAAAGAGATGCGTCTGTATCCAGAACCGTGACAATCGCATTCCAGCCAAAAGTATACTGGGGCAAGACTAACAAAGCCTCACTCGCAAATGCGGATATCCTTGCATTAGAGGGTTCTGCGCTTGCAGGCGGCAGAGGACGCAGTTTTACAGTAAATGCCGGAGCAGGTGAGAAGATCGTGTATGCAATCCCTACATCATTTGGAACTCCGACTTTTAATGTCGGTGGATTTGACGGCGGATTTACAAAAGCGCAGACATTGGAGTTTACCAACGCATCCGGATATAAGCAGAGCTATGACGTATGGATGTCTGTAAACGCAGGACTGGGGTCTACAGCAGTCACAGTAAAATAAGGAGGAGGTTTGAGAGATGGCACAGAGTATTGACGGAGGTGTAGTAATTGTCAACACCTTATCGACAAAAAACAATGGGGATTATCCACTGTGTATGGCGGAAAGCGTACAGCTCTCGGAAGGAAAATCCGTCGAGCAGAAAATAGGGGAACTGGAAGCAGGAGCGGGAAATGAAGTAATTACAGAAGAAGAGATTAATGGATTGTTTTAAAGAAAAGGAGAGAGAAGAACATGGCAAAATTTTTAGATTTAACAGGACTTGGAACATTTAAAACAAAGATACAGGAATGGGTGAACACTCGTCTAAACAGTGAAGTTACAATCAAAGTCGTAAAAGTGAACGGACAGGCATTAAGCCCAGATGGAAGTAAGGCGGTTAATGTGGATCTGTCCACCTATGCGATCAAAACAGAAGTAACAAAGGAAATCGCACAGGCTGTAAGCGGAATCAAGGGCTTTGATGCACAGGTTGTATCATCCTTGCCGCAGACCGGAGAAAAAGGAATCCTGTATCTGGTGGCAAACAGCGGATCCGGTCAGAATATCTACGATGAGTATTTATGGGTAAACGGAAAATATGAAAAACTGGGAACTCGTGAGATCGATTTGACTGCGTATGCGAAGAAAACAGAGCTCCCGACAAAAACAAGCCAGCTGACAAACGACAGCGGATTTCTGACAGGCGTGCCGGCGGAATATGTGACAGAAACAGAACTGAGCGGGAAAGGATATCAGACAGGTGCCCAGGTAACACAGGCGATTACAAACGCCACAGAAGATATGGCAACTAATACAGGCGTAGAAGAAAAGTTGGAAGGTTATGCTTTGAAAACAGAGATTCCTACTGTAGAAAGCATTTCAAACTCAGAGATTGATTCATTGTTTACCGCGTAAAGTGGGGTGGTTAAATGAAATATTTAAGTTGGACAGGACTACAGCATTTTTACGACAGATATATATCACCACTCAAAGAAGTTGCAAGAACCGGAAGATATGATGATCTGATTGAAAAGCCGGAAATTGTAAACAATACAACAACGGAAAAAGAAGGGACTATACTGGATGGAAGAGTGGGGAAAAAGCTGGGAACAGATATCTCCAATATATGGAAAAATCTGGATCAATTAAATGCAAAAATAGGAATAGAAAGTACCATACAATTCATAACAGTAAAGCAAAAGGTTATAAATTTGCAGAATAATGACTTTTTGGCAATAGCTACAATAGGAGAGTTGACCAACAATAAAGTCGGTGCAGATGAGTTAGATCGTTTGTATATCCAGGCACAAAGTGCGGACGAAACAGCTAATAGAGCATTTATAATAGCCACGACTATGAGACCGAATGGACAAGTGCTTGTGAAATTAAGTGAAGTCGGCAGCGGAGTGATGCGAGTTTCTTTTCTGTGTGCAGTGACTGGAAAGGCACAAGCAAGGGAAGAAACAGAAGATATTTTAATTGCAGAACAAGAATTTCAGGCAAAAACGTTGCTAAACAGATTTGATGAGCATGGAAAGATGATCATTCCAGATGCGATAGATGCAAATACATTAGATCCAAATGGTCCGGCGGTAGAAATTGTATAGGATGCGGAAATGACGGGAAATTAACAATTTGAATACAGGAAGGAAAGTGAGGATATGAAGAAAATGAATTATGCAGAACCAATTATTGATGTTTATAATGCGATTGTAGGAACGGTCGTTGCTGTTCTCTCGTACATCCTCGGAGAACATTGGATTTTATTTGTAGCATTTTTGCTTTTAAATATTGCTGATTGGATAACAGGATGGATGAAGAGCAGAATGGCTAAGAAAGAAAATTCTGTTAAAGGATGGAAAGGCGTATTAAAGAAATTAGGGTACTGGTTGATGATTATGGTAGCATTTGGAGCAAGTGCAGTATTCATAGAAATAGGAAAGACTATCGGAGTAGATTTACAGGTTACAACATTACTTGGATGGTTTGTACTTGCAAGCTTGCTTATTAACGAGATTAGATCGATCTTGGAAAATTTTGTAGAAGCTGGATTAAATGTGCCAGTTGTTCTTATCAAAGGATTAGAAGTTGCAGATAAGTTGGTAAATAAAGACGATAATACTAAATAATGAATGTTTATGGAATGGGGGTGGTTCCAATGTGTGTATAAATATAGAAACTCGTAAATAAGTAAAGAATAGATTATGGAGGTATTATTTT